CGATAGAGTTGCTGTTCCGATGTACATTTCTGCCACAACCCAGAACAACAGTACTATGGGATTGAGTTTTAGTCTTTCTTGGGGATTATACACAAGAAATGTAAGTACTTTAAGTCTCTTAAGTGATTACACTGTTTCTACTACTTTTCAAGGAACTATAGGCGGAGCAAACTCAACCATATACAACGGAATCAGGTTGTGGACAATGGGATTGACAGAGACCTTAACTGAAGGCCAATATTATGTGGGCATGATTTCTAGTGTAACTAATACTAGAGGCACAATAAGTAATATAGTGGTATCACAACAGAACTCAAGCTTCTTTGGTTTGTTTGGACAGGCATATAATAGAACCATTCAATATACTAGAGGTTTAGGATTCTATTCTACTTCTACTAATAATCTACCATCTAATATAGCAATAAGTGAATTATTTGGAGCGGCTACTTACACGACAGCTAACGCATCAGCAACTAACGTATTAAGACAGCCTGTATTTTATCTTGTAAGTCAAACCTTTTAACTACTGATCTATATTTATAAAATATGAGCAAATACGGAGCATGGGCATTTAACGTTTCTCTCTGCGCTGATACTAGCGAAGAAACTATTTACGCTAATGTGCCAAATCAGAATAGTTTTTTATTTAACTCCTCTAGACACATAAGCATAGTAGATCTTTCAGGGATAAACTCTGTTAGAATGGTGGTCAACAAACAGTCAGTGCCTGCAAACCCAGGTTGTAAGTTAACCCTAAAGTATTCTGAAACTTTTAGCTTAGATCCTAACGATTATATAGATGTAGGTGTAGAACCTGTAGAAGTAGGCATCGATGTGGAAAACACTTTTCTTACCACAAATTGGACTCAAATAATAGCTCCTCAAAACGATGTGTTTTTAGCCATCATAAGCAGCGGAGGAGACGGAAATACTAGCCCACACTTTGGACATATATCGATAAACTTCGCATAGAAAACGTTACATTTAATAGTTACGAATTATGAATAAGAAACCTCAAATCGTATTTCACGGAAATCAGGGATTTCACAACACTATCGCTGACGAAGAGAATCTAAAGAAGAACGCATACAAAGACTTATCTACTGTATGCATAGTTCCTACTAGAGGACAGATACCTGCAAAAGTAGTACAATCCTGGATGGGATTGATGTCTCCCATGAACCAAAGGTTTATGAGGATATTTGCAATCGGTTTAGAAGTCGGAGCCGCGTATTCTACCACGATAGAAAACATAATTGAGCACCCAGAGCTTTCAAAATACAAATATATACTAACTCTAGAAGAGGACAACGTGCCTCCTCCAGATGGACTTTTAAAGCTTTACGAAAACATGGATAAGTACGATGTCATCGGCGGTCTTTATTGGACAAAAGGAGTAGAAGGAAAGCCAATGTGTTACGGAAAACCAGATGTTTTTCCTGTTAATTTTGCACCATTTATGCCTGATCCAGACACAGTAACAAGATGCAATGGACTTGGTATGGGATTCACACTGTTTAAGACAGAAATCTTTAAAAACAAGAAGTTGAAAAAGCCTTTCTTTGAAACCGTACAAAGCTACACTCCTGGTGTGGGAGTAGCTGGATACACTCAAGATCTTAAGTTTTTTGAAAATGCTGGAAAACTAGGATACAAGTTCGCTTGCGATTCAAGAGTTAAAGTAGGTCATTACGATTTAGAAAACGATCAAATGTGGTAATATGAAAAAAGTTGTAAAAAAAGAGAACAAAAAAAGTAAAGAGCAAGTTGTTGCAGTCGATCTAGGTTGCGGTCAATTAAAAGCTACTAAAGAATTTTTTCTGGAGAACATGAAAGTGGATCCGGATAAAATCATAGGTGTAGACATAGTCAAGTGTAAAGGTGTGGATATTGTTCACGATCTCACTAAGTTTCCTTATCCTTTTAAAGACGAATCTGTGGATGCGATATTCTCATCTCATTTTGTAGAGCATCTAGATGGAATCGAGCGTATTAAGTTTTTCAATGAGTGTTACAGAATCCTGAAGCCTGAGGGCAAGATGAGACTAACTCACCCGTATTACAAGTCTGTGAGAGCAGTGCAGGATCCGACTCACAAGTGGCCTCCTATCTCTGAGAATAGCTACTTCTACTGGGACAAGAAGTGGAGAGAGACTAATAAACTAGATCACTATCCTATAAACTGTGATTTTGAATTCAATATCTATTATGTTTGGCAGGATCCTACCGTAGCCAACAAGAGTGAGGAGACCAGGATGTTCAACATAGACAAGTACTGGAACGTGGTAGCAGATATGATGGTCGACCTAAAAAAGAGGTGATTCAGGGGAGGAACCACCCCTCCTCATATTTATTGTAAACCTCCCTTTGGATAGGGAAAAAGGAGGAGCGCATGGCCAATGAATTTGTAGCCAGAAATGGCATTATAGGATTAAAAGATTCTCAGATCACCGGTTCGCTCTACGTGAGCTCTTCGGTAGTCTCTCCACAATTTACAGGTTCTCTATTTGGTACTGCCTCCTGGGCAAGAAATGCTCTTTCCTCTTCTTATCCCTTTCTAGTAACAGGATCCACTCTAGTATCTAACTATTCTCATTCCTTAAATTTTACTGCTAGTACTAATGATATATTCATAGGATTAAATACAGGGGTTAATCTCTATGGGAGTGAAAATTCAGTGCTTATTGGTACTGAAGCGGGCTCTGTAGAAGCAGGATCTCTTGGAACTAGTTATGCTTCTTTTCAAAATGGAGTTGCGATAGGAAGAGAAGCAGGCAAAAATGCTGATACTATAGCTGATTCTGTTTTTATTGGATATCTATCAGGATACGGTTCTCTTTATGCAGCAGAGTGTGTTTTTTTAGGAGTTAACTCAGGTTTTCAGTCATTAGGTAGCGCAAATATCGCTATAGGTAATGAAGCTGCTTATAACTTCAATACTGGTTCTGGTAACAATAATATTTTTTTAGGATATAGAGCAGGAAAGAACGCTAAAGCAGTAAATTCGTTTGCCATCTACGTTAATCAAGCAATAGGAATAGGATACGAAGCTTTACAAAATTCTGATACTGCAGAAAATACCATCGCTATAGGAAACCAAGCTGGTGAGCTTTCACTTAATCCTCGGTACTCCAATTACATAGGCGTTGCCGCAGGTTTTGCCGCATCAGGTTCTTTATATAATAATTTTTTAGGTTACGAACCGGGGTTAAGGATGTTTAGCGCGTCTTACACCAACGCATTTGGTTACAGGGCAGGCTACTCCTCTTCAAATTCTTCCTACTCCAATTTCATAGGTTATCAAGCCGGTTTAAGGGGAACTGGAGCTGGAAATCTTTCGAACAATAACACGATAATTGGGACAAACATAACTCTTCCTAACTCTTATGGTAATTACACCAACTTAGGAGCAGTATTGTTTATAAGCGGCACGTATTCCACTACCTCAGGTAATCCCTTCTCAGGCTCAATGGGAGGAGGTCGTATTGGTATAAATGTAATTAATCCTCTCTATAACTTAGACGTTTCTGGATCTGGAAACTTTACAGGAAATCTCATAGTAACTGGATCTCTAACGATTAATACTGGAATCACAGGATCACTATTCGGCACCTCCTCTTGGGCTATTAGTGCATCTAATGCTCTGACCGCATCTTATGTTACAGGGGCACTTTTCACATCGGCTAATCCTGCTCTGAGTTCTTCTTATGCTCTGACTGCATCCTTTGCACTTAATGCAGGAGTAGGTAGTATAGGAGGTAGCGGTACAGCAAATAGAGTCTCAAAATTCACGGCACCGGCTACCATAGGAAACAGTAATATATTCGATGATGGTACTAACCTAGAAATTACAGGTTCAAATATCATAGTTAGTGGAGCTTCAACTGCTTTTATAGTTACAGGATCTGTGAGATCAACTGGTGGTTTTACTGGTTCACTATTTGGCACTTCTAGTTGGGCTGTTAGTTCTTCTAATTCTACGACAGCTTCCTATGTGCTTCAATCTATTAGTGCTTCGTTTGCTAGTACTGCCTCTTTCATAAACAATTTAAATCAGAATCTGATTATAACAGGCTCTGTTATATTAAGCTCTTCTGCTCCAGTAGAATTGTTTGTTATCGGAGCTACTCAATTCACAGGTTCTGTTGAATCTACAGGTGGATTCACTGGTTCTCTATTTGGAACCGCTTCTTATGCTGTTAATTCTTTAAGTTCTAGTTTTTCCACTACTTCACTCACAGCTTCTTCTGCAGACAATTTTGTAGTCAGACAGAATTTAACCGCGTCAAACGGACTTTTCACAGGTACTATTACAGCTCAGACACTTGTGGTACAAGTGGTAACTTCTTCCACAGATTTTGTAACTGGTTCTACTAGATTTGGTAGTCAATTGACAGATACACACCAGTTCACAGGTAGTGTTACCATAACTGGTAGTTTAGGTGTTACAGGACCCGCCACTATTAATAATCTTACTGGTTCTCTATTTGGCACCTCCTCTTGGGCTATCAGCGCATCTAATGCTGTGACTGCTTCATATGTGCTTGCATCATCAGTAATTGGATTAAATCTTTCTCAAATTAATAGCGGTAGTGTCACAGCTTCTGTGAACGTAAACTCAGCCTCTTTCCAGATTACTAGTGGTTCAACGAGATTATTTTTTGTTAGTAGTTCAGGATTTATAACTGCGCAGAGGTTATTCTTATCCTCTTCTCAGAACATGGTTACAGGTTCAACACTTGTGGTCTTTGGTTCAGGCTCAGCGCAACCGGTGTTCACTGTACAGGGCTCGCAGGGAGAACTCTTCTCAGTTAACGATTCGCTCTCTGGCTCGCTATTCTCTGTCAACGATATCTCTGGCTTGCCGATAATCGAGGCATTCTCTGACAACAGAGTCCTGATAGGCAGCTACCAGGCTCCTATGCTCACGACAACGGTGAGAACCACTCTTGCCGCAGGCAACAACATCATTTACCAGAATATACCTACTGCCTCTTACGATGCTGTGTTCTTCGAGTACTCGCTCAAGTCAGGTAGTAATGCTAGAGCAGGTAGCATCATGGGCATCTGGTCAGGATCTGATGCTAATTATAATGAAACTGTGACCGTAGATTTTGGTGACACCACAGGAGTGAAGTTCATGGTGATGGTGACTGGCAGCAATGTAGCACTGACAGGATCTGCTACGACTGCGAACTGGACGATGAAAACAATAATTAGATCGATATAGTATGGCATTTTCGTTTTCGCCGAAAATAGTGACGGATGGATTGGTGTTGGCCTTGGATGCGGCTAATACTAGGAGTTATGTTAGTGGTAGTACTAATTTATCGAATTTAACAGCTAATGCAAATACGGGAAGTCTTATTAACGGGCCTACTTTTGATTATACTAATCAAGGAAGTATTATACTAGATGGAGTAGATGATTATTTAGTAGGATCTACACCAATAATAAATACATCTTTTTCAATTGAATTTTGTTTTACTCCAACACAATTAACTAATTATAGTCAAATAATCACAGTAAGTAATACTAGTAATTGGGGAAATTTTGTATTTCATTCAACTTCTGGAGGAGGGATTTTTTGCGGAACCTCAACAGATTCTAGATTTTCAGATTCAGACCCTGGATGCGGTGCGGGCGCAATAATTGTAAATAGAGTGTATTATTTTTGTTACACATTTTTATCATCAGGAGCTAATGGAACAGCTTCTATATATAAAAATTCTGAACTTATACCTAGTAAAAGCTTAGTAACACCTCCTAATTTTTTACAGCCATGTCAATATTGGATAGGTAGACAACTAGACAATCCTTTCGGTGGTAGCAGTGTAGGTAATATGAAATTTCACTTAATTAAAATTTATAATAGAGTTTTATCTCCAACCGAAGTCCTCCAAAACTATAACGCAACAAAATCTAGATTTAATTTAAATTAAACCCATGTACAACAACAGAGAATTCATGATCTTTCAGGTATCAGAACTACCGCAGATCGATTTCAGCCAGGTCCTAGAGACCTCAGCAGACACAGTAAGAAAGTCAGTAGACGGGCTCAAGACGTTCGTAAAGTGGGACGGCGAAGCTGTGCCCTCCTCGGTTGAAGCTTTGACCACCAAAGAGGGACCCTACACGTACGACGAAATGCTGGCGCTGCTGGCTACTCCCGAGTGGACGGACCCAAACCCGATGCCGTAAGGACATGAGCACGCTGAACGGTGGACCTGGTAATATAGTCACTAACGGGCTCGTGCTTTATTTAGACGCCGCTAACTATCAAAGCTACACTAGTGGAAGTATTGTGTGGAATGATTTAACTTCTAATTTTACTGGTAGTTTAATCAACGGCGCTGCTTATAGAGCTACCAACGTAGGTTGCATAAATTTTGATGGTACAAATGATTACGCTATACTACCAAGTAATCCTTCTTTGAATTTTACTGGAAATTTTTGTTTTGATTTATGGTTTAATCCATTCGTTGTAACATCAAGTCCACACATAATATACGCTCAAGTTCCAGATTTTACTATACAGTTTTCTAATTTAAACAGTGATCAACTGATAGTGTACGAATCAGGACCAACTAGAATTATAGGATCTATATCTACTAACCAATGGACCAATGTAATAATAACAAGAACAGGAACCTCCGTCACAGCTTATAGAAATGCTGTAATCGCTAATACGTGGACTTCTTCTGCTCAATACTATTTTAACAGATCTTTATTCGCTGGCAGAACATCTCCTGCTCTTTATTTCAATGGTAACATATCTAGTTTAAAACTATACAACAGAAATTTATCTTTTGCAGAAGTCGTCCAAAACTATAACGCAACCAAAACCCGATTCGGTCTATGAGCGCAAACATCAGTTGGAATTCTCCTGATATAGTTAGAGACGGGCTTGTGCTCTACTTGGACGCTGGCACTTCTAATTCTTATAACAGGTACTCTAGTGCTGGGATTTGGAGAGATGTCAATGGAAATAATGTAACAGGAAGTTTAATAAATGGGTCAAATTTTAATACAGATAACTTAGGAAATATACAATTTGATGGAACAGATGATGTTGTTCTACTTCCAAATATAGGTGTAAGTAATTTATCTGCTTTTAGTGTTTCTTTTTGGGCAAGAACAACTGTAGGAGTAAATTTTCCAATAGTTTATAGTGAAAATACACCATCCTCTTGGCCATCTAATCTTTTTATAATTTATTTTGGAGACACATCTTCTAATGGACAAGCAGTCGGCGGTTTAAGAGTTTGGTTTTTTTCAATAAATGTTTTAAGAGGTGTTACAGACGTTAGAAATTTAGGATGGAAATATGTAACTTATATACAAACAAGTACTTCCTCTAGAAAACTTTATTTAGATACAATTTTAGAGGCTTCTAATACTACAAATAACACTAGTTTAGCAACGCATGCTTCAATAGGAGCTGGTAATAATAACGGTACTTACCAACAATTCTTTAATGGTAATTTAGCTCTTTTAACTTGTTATAATAGAGCTTTAACCGAGTCAGAGATGATACAAAACTATAACGCCACCAAGGGCCGTTTCGGTCTCTGACCTATATTTATACTCAGTAGCTGCTTTTTCGGAAGTGAACAAAAAGAAGCCTTATGGGAGATAGTAGATTTAAAATTAAGAATGGCCTATTGGTTGAGGCCGGGCCTACCGAGATTACCGGTAGTCTTATAGCACCCAGCATAACCGGTTCTCTGTTAGGTACTGCTTCTTGGGCATTTAATTCCGTAGGCGGTGGAAGTGGCGTTGGTGGCTCAGGTAACACAAACAGAGTCGCTAAGTTCACCGCAGGCACGACAATAGGAGATAGCAATATACTCGACAACGGCACTAGTGTACAGATCACAGGATCTACTGCTTTTTTAGTTAGCGTAGCCGCAGCTTCTACGCCTTCTATTACTTTAACACTCAACAACAACCAAGACGGAGGTCACAGGATACTGTTTGGAAATAGCGCGACTTCTACTTTGGCTGCAATTGAAGGAGATATCTCTTCTAGTGGAGCAGGTACTAATGATGGTGTGATTAAGTTTTGGACCGCAACAGATGGTTCTATGACCGAGAAAATGCGGATCACGAAAGAGGGTAACATTGGTATAGGAACGACAAATCCGGCTACAAAACTTCACGTAGATGCAGGAAACATATTTGTAGACAATGCTAATGGTTCGGTAATTGTAAGAAACGCTGACGCTACCAACCAACAACAAATCAGGTTGAGAATGTCAGGAAACGACGGCATTCTTGATGTAACGAGAAACAGTGGTACAATTCCTAATTTAATTTTTGGAACAGAAGGTTCAGAGAAGGCGCGTATTGATTCTAATGGTAGACTAGGTGTAAACTCCACAAGTCCAGCGGCTCAATTAGACGTATTATCTGACGATGGCGTTGCAGCAGGAGAACATGTTAATATCGCTAGATTCGCTAGAAATAACTCAGCAGGGGCAATTTATTTGGGATACATAGCTAACGGATCTGCACTTACAGCAACTCAAATAAGAACATCAAACGGTTTACCTATTAGCATAGGTACTTCAACAGTATCTCAATCTCTAACGATTGTAGATTCAGGAAATGTCGGTATAGGTACTATAAGTCCAAGTCAGAGGTTAGAAGTTGCCGGAAACGAAGCTTCAACTGCAAAAATTAATAATGTTGGAACTGTATACGGGGCAGGAAGTTTTCTAAACGCATTCACAACTTCTGGGGGTAATGACCTTGGATTTGCTGGTTTTATAGCTTCACAGTTAAATCAGGTTAACCGTTTCTACGCTGGTGTCCATTCTCCAAGCGGTGTGAATCAATCATTTATTGGAACCCCTGATGCTAATCCACTTGCGTTTTGGACAAATGCTACCGAAAGAATGCGCATAACAAGTGCTGGTGACGTCGGTATTGGCACTACAAGTCCATCTTACAAACTTCATGTATTTGGAGGAAATGGTTTCATAAACAGCATCATACTCGGAGACGATAGCAGTTATGGATCGCCTTATAAAGTAATAGGTTTTAACTCAACTTCAAACGGAGGAAATAGAATATCCGCGGCCTCAGATACTTCTGATGGCATGTATTTTGCGGCTGCCACAGGAAGGGGATTTGCTTTTAGACCCAACGGAGGCTCTTCTACTTTAATGACGCTTGATTCAAATGGGAATTTAGGTATCGGTGCCACAAGTCCAAGCGGAAAGCTTCACGTAAACGGTGGAATTATATTAGGAACAAACACTGATTTTGTTCTAAACAGCGCAGGTAGTGGATTCATAATCAACACCGGTGCCTCCTCAGGCAATACTTACTCTCAAATATATGCATTTCAATCAGGTAATACCGCGTACAATAATTTAGTAATTCCAGGAGGTAACGTTGGCATAAGCGAAACGAGTCCCTCAGGAAAACTGGAAGTCTACGATAATATTTCGTTTAGTACAATAGATACATTCCCTCAGCTTTCTATAAAATCAGCAACAGGAACTACTGGAAATAGATTAAATTTGGGAGTCGATCAAACTAGCGGACTCTCGTTCATACAATCGGTTAATAGGGGAACAGGCGCAATTAATTTAATACTACAAAGGTACGCAGGAAACGTTGGCATAGGGGGAGACGGAGTTGGAGGATTCAAACTTCACGTGTCTGGAACCGTCAATACGCTCAACTCCTACTACTCAAACGGCGTAGAACTCATAACTTCAGACGGCTCAAACAACTACCTTAAAACGGGAGCGACTCTCTATATACAACAGGGTTCCACAACTAGAGCGGTCATAGACGGCTCAGGAAACTTCATGGTCGGTAGAACTGCTGCCATAACGCAGATCAGCTTTGACGGCGCATCAGGTATAACTTACCAGAGAAGCACAGCCAATGAGTTTTCTGGAGTGTTGGATTACCTAAAATCTAGGGGAACTTCCGCTTCTCCCGCTATAGTACAAAACGGGGACGGCATATTCACTCTTCGTGTGGCTCCTTATCAAGGATCTACCTTTACATATTTGAACTCCATGACCGTGGATGTGGACGGAACTTTTACTTCCGGTCAAAATCCTCCCACGAAGATATCCTTTTACACTAACGCAGCGAACGGATCTTCCACTGACAGAGTAACGATAAAGAACGATGGTTACGTTGGCATAGGCACAACTAGTCCAGAAGCAAAGCTTCATATAGGAGCAGGAAATATATTGTTAGATAATACTAACTTCATAGCAGCTAAAGATACAGGAGGTACAATAAGAACGGTTTTATACGGAAGATTTTCTGATAATGCTACATACTTAGATGCAGGCACGGGAGGATTATACCTCAGAACAAACAATAGCAGTGTAAATGCTATGTATCTTTCAAGTGGTGGTAACGTAGGTGTGGGTACTCTATCTCCACAGAAACCATTAGAAGTAATAACTGCGGCATCAGATTTTGCTTCTGTAGGTGTAAGACAAATGGCTGTAGGAGAATGGACAGGTATTCATTTTGGATACAGAGAAGCTAGTGCATTATATAGAAAATCTGCTATTGTATTTGAGAGAACAGATTTAACTACTAATAATGCTCAGGGTAAAGTTCATATTCTTAATGGCCCTCAAGCAGGCGCCGGTAGTGCCACATTAGCTGATGCTAAGTTAACTATTGTAGAAAATGGTAATGTCGGTATAGGCACCACTAGTCCAACTCTAGGCACTCTACAAGTCAATGGAAACATTTACGCGACCTCGTTCACAGGATCTCTATTAGGCACCGCCACTAGCGCAGTTGCTGCTGATATAGTAAACGGAACTTTAGGACAAAACGTAAGTAAAGACGATAGAATTATAGAACCAAATTCTATAAACTCAAGTAGGATGCAGTTCGGATTTACGTCTTGGAATAACAATAACACATCACCTTACGCAGACTATTTACACTTAAGATCCTACACAGACAATTCAGGAGGAAATGACAACCTACTGATGTTTAGAAAAGACGCATTAGGTATAAGACTATGGCAGCAGACTTTTAATTCTGCCACTGCATATGCCTCTTATAAAGATGTCGCATGGACTGATGGCACTAATGCTACAGGTACTTGGAATATCACGGCTTCTTGGGCAACTACGTCTTCTTTTTCTGTCACATCTTCATACGCTTTAGCTGTTTTATCTGGAATAGTAGGAAGTGGAACCGTTAATTATGTTCCTAAATTTAGCGCAGGACCTACTACATTAGGTAATTCTACTATTACAGATAATGGAACTACAGTTGAACTTTTACAAGGACAACTGAAATTTCCAGCTACTCAAAATCCTAGTTCTGATGTTAATACTTTAGATGATTATGAAGAAGGTACTTGGGATCCTATTTATGAACCAGGAACAAATTCTTTTACTACTATAACTTATAATTCAGCCAGAAAAGGAACTTACCAAAAAATAGGAAACAAGGTATTTATATCAGGATATATAGGTACGGATAGTCTTACAATAGGAACTGGTGGAGGCACATTAAGAATAGCAAATTTGCCTTTTACATATAGATCAACTTACAATGCCGATCTTCCTATGATTACATTTGCAGACGTGTCATTTTGGGATGCAAATCCACCATCTATGGCTTTAGGTATAGATAATACAAAAATAGTATTATATCAACAAAGAGACTTACAAACAAGTGAAACAGTAGCATGTGTTCCAGGAGATATGCAAACTGGAGCAATTACTAACCAAAATAGAGCGTATTTTTATGGATTTTATAACACATAAAATAATATATTATGATAGAAGAAAAAACGTTTATTTCATCTTTTGATATTCTACCTAGTGGACATATCAATGTTAGAAAAACAAACCAAGTTTTAAAAGACGGAAAGGTTATAGCAGAAACCTATTGGAGATGTGCATTAGAACCCAATTCACCTTCTGCTCAAGAAGTTCTAAATGAACCTTACTACTATAATCTAGCACAAGCTGCCTGGTCTTCTTTAACTTAACAAAAACACCAAAACATGAAATACTTAATACTAATGCAATTCATCCCAGGTAACGATCAGATCTGGGTGGAAAAATTGAACCCAGATGATCCTATCTGGATATTTGACACTCTAGCAGAGGCAGAGATTAAAAAAGCAGAACTAGAAGCCGCAGATCCAGGCAGAGGATACAAGGTCGTCTCAGTGGATTCTGAAAACAATAAATTGGATGTATAGTCATCGTTTTGCTCAATTTTAGTATATTTATAAATAAATAACATTACTATGTCTATTACTCTAATTGTGATTATTTCTACTGCAATGGCTGCTTTAATAGGCCTTAAAATCTATTTTGAATACTCTCAAGAAAAGCAGTTAGAAAAAGCAAAAGAGGAGTTTGAACAACAGGCTAAAGCGGTTGAAGATTTCACTCAAGAAGAATCAATTGCAGTGCAGCAGCCTGTAGAAGAGCAGCCTAAATCAACTACTAGCAATCTAGTAATTGTAGACATAGAGTCAGTTAACTCTACTACAGCTGAGGCAGAAGTAAAACCTAAGAAAAATAAAAAGAGATTTTACGGCAAAAGAAAGCCTAATCAGGCTAAAGCTAAAAAAACCAATAACAACTAAAATAAAAAGTCATGGGAAAAATCACAGAAGCAGAACTTAAAACAATCACAGACCTTAAGCAAGAGACCTCACAAATCATTTACGGTTTAGGTGAAATTCAGTACCAAAAAACTAATTTGGATATTGCTGAGGATCAAGTAAAAGAGAAGATGAAAGAGGTTAGGGCTAGAGAGGTTGCTTTTCTTAACGAACTGAAAGAAAAATACGGTAACGTCAGCATAAATATAGAGACTGGAGAATTTTAACCAGTCAAAGTGTTTCGAAAAAAATAGTGATATTTATTACTAGTTAAAACTTACATAAATGGCCGAAACACTTATTAGCCCAGGGGTCTTCTTACAAGAAAATGACCTCTCACAGATAACACAGGGACCGATCACAGTAGGAGCTGCTCTTTTAGGCCCTACAGTAACAGGACCGGTAAACATCCCAACAGTAGTAACCACATATTCACAATATAAGGCGATCTTCGGAGCGTCTTTTATTTCTGGCGGTGCTACTTATGAGTATTTGACTTCCATCGCTGCTCTTAACTACTTTGAGCAGGGAGGTCAATCTCTATTGGTGACTAGGGTCACTTCAGGTTCTTATACCTCTGCAACAGCTTCTGTAGGTAGTATTAGTGGAGGATCTACTGCATTTGTACTTGAGACACTTTCTCAAGGTGACGTAATGAATAATAGTGGAGACTGGTCTTCAGGATCAAATGGATCTCTGCCTTCTGGTTCTGCAGCTAATATTCGTTGGGAGATAACTGCCGTAGACACTGGTTCTGGAGTTTTTAACTTAGTTATCCGTCGAGGTGATGACTACAATAATAGCAAGACTATTCTTGAAACTTGGAATGGTCTTTCACTAGATCCTAATCAGAATAATTATATCGCTTATGTAATAGGTGATCAAAAAGAAACCATTGCTACAGATTCCACGACAGGTAAGTATATTCAAATTACTGGATCCTATGCTAATGCATCTAAATATGTAAGAGTATCTTCTGTGCCTTCACCAACCCCTAATTACTTTAATCAGGTTGGAGTAGCACAGACTGCTTACACTAATCTTATGCCTAAATTAGGCTCAGGATCCGTTAATGGATCATTCGGAGGTGCAGTTGGCGCTTTGTATGGTTGCATTAATGAATCAGCACTAAATATGTTTGAAAACATTCCTGTGACAACTGCAAATATAAGTGGAAGCAATGTACAAGGTCTTCTTGCAGCAGACTATAACACAGCGATTTCTCTGCTTGAGAATCAAGACGCATACGGATTCAATGTGATCTATGCTCCTGGTTTGACTTCTCAAAATGCACCATCTCAAGTAAACTCTATTATTAATCTGGCGCAAAATAGAGGAGACTCCATAGCTGTGGTTGATATGGTAGGATACGGACAGCAAGTTAGCACAGTAATTAACAGAGCTATAAGCTACGATAACTCTTATGCAGCCACATACTGGCCTTGGATTCAAGTCCGCAGCCGTGAGACTGGCAAAGTAAACTTCGTACCTGCTTCTACTCTTGTACCAGCAGTATACGAATACAACGACAGAGTGTCTGCCGAGTGGTTTGCACCTGCTGGTTTGAACCGCGGTTCACTCTCTACAGTGCTGCAGCCTGAGCGTAAGCTTACAGTCAATGACCGTAATATACTCTATCAAGGTAAAGTTAATCCTATTGCTACATTCCCTGGTGTTGGCACTGTGATCTACGGTCAGAAGACTCTTCAACAGAAGCCTTCTGCTCTCGATCGTGTTAACGTGCGTCGCTTGTTGATAGCTCTTAAGGACTACATCGGTCAAATCGGTGAGAACATCGTATTCGAGCCTAACACTCAAGTTACTCGCAATAAGTTTCTCAATCAAGTTAATCCTTATTTGGAATCCGTACAACAGCGTCAAGGCTTGTACTCCTTCCAGGTAGTGATGGACGAAACTAACAACACGCCTGATGTAGTGGATCGTAACCAGTTGGTTGGTACAATTTACTTGCAGCCTACAAAGACTGCTGAATTTATCCAGCTTGACTTCAACATCCTGCCTACAGGTACTTCATTCGGTCAATAATAGCGAAAAACAATGGAAATGAACGACAATACAATTCTTAGAATTAAAGTACCAGCTCATCTTTACGAAGCTGTTAAAGCACAGTTGACTCTTAAAGAGGCAAAAGGCAAGCACAATCTTGGTGCAGGCATGGAAATAGTAAAGGAAAAGAAAGCGACTAGCGATAAGCCTAAAGTTAGCGCTCCTAAAAAGGCAGCGGCTCCTAAAAATGCTGAAGCTCCAAAAGAGGAGGCTAAAGTTCCTAAAGACGGCCACAAAAAGATGGGCATCGAGGAGTTGAAAACTCTAGCAGAACTCCTTCAAGCAGAAATTGCTAAGTTGGAGGAGAAGAAAGAAGAGAAAGCTCCTGTAGAGGAAGAGAAAGAAAAGATGGAAGAGGTTAAAGACAAAGTAGAAGAGAAAAAAGAGGAAATGGAAGAGTCAAAGTGGGGCAGAGAAGAGTATATGGACGAGCCTGACTACGACGAAAAACGCCAACGCTTTGTTAGATATCAACCAAGAAAAACTTTTAGACCTAAATACGTTCCTAAAGGTCAAGCAACAATGACTCAAGGAGATGTGGGTTACAGCTCTTTTACTAAGCCTGACGCTGATAAAAACTAGTTGTCGCATATTTATAACTAGAATTTAAACCGATAGAAAAATGCCAGTACTGGATCCCAATGAAATAATGTTCACAGCGTTCGAGCCCACAGTATCGAACCGATTTATCATGTACATAGATGGTATTCCTTCTTACATGATCAAAAAGGCGGATGCTCCTGGTGTAACACTAGATGAAATCAAATTAGATCACATCAACGTGTATCGTAAGATCAAAGGTAAGGCACTCTGGAGAGACATGGTGCTTTCACTTTATAACCCGATCTCTCCATCTGGTCAACAGGCTGTGATGGAATGGGTACGCCTTTCTCACGAGTCTGTAACAGGCCGTGATGGTTATTCTGACTTTTATAAGAAAGACATTAACCTGTCTATTCTTGGTCCTGTAGGTGATGTGGTATCTGAGTGGATTCTGAAAGGTGCTTTTGTTAAAGACACTAATTTCGGTAGCTACGACTGGTCTACTTCTGCACCAACAGAAATCAGTTTGACTGTGGCAATGGATTACTGTGTCCTGAACTACTGATATTTAATTATTAAATTATTAAAAGGCCCCTTAATTGGGGCTTTTTTATTTTATATAAAAACACAAACAGCGTATATTTATAAATAAAAACGTTTTATGTCAGATCAAAAGTTTACGGTTCCTACAGAACTAATCGACCTACCTTCTAAAGGTCTAGTTTATCCAAAAGAAAATCCACTAGCATCAGGTCAAGTAGAAATGAAATACATGACTGCTAGAGAAGAGGACATCTTAACTAATGTCAACCTGCTGCGTCAGGGTTTGGCCATAGAAAAGGTTCTAATTTCGCTGATTAAATCACCAATCAAATACGAAGACCTAATATTAGGTGATCGTAATGGTCTTCTAATAGCAGCCAGGATACTGGCTTATGGAAAAGATTACGTTTTCTCTTACAGAAATCCTAACACAGGAGAAGAGGAAAGGGTAACAGTAGATCTACAAAATCTTAAGTATAAAGAGGTTAATTGGGCGCTATTAGACAATAGAAATGAGTTTGAGTATGTATTGCCTCATTCTAAAAATTCTGTTACGTTTAAGTTGCTTACAATAGCTCTAGATAAGAAGATTGATGAGGAGATCAAAGGCATGAAGAAGACTGTAGGTCAAGAAGCCGGAGCCCTATCAACAAGATTAAAACATCAGATAGTAGCTATTAACGGAGAATACTCTGTAAAAACAGTCCGTGATTTTATTGATCAAGGCTACCTACTTTCAAGGGATTCTGTTGAGTTACGTAAATACATAGAATCCATAACCCCAGATATAGATACTAACGTCACCTTTACCCTAAAGGACGGTACGGAGGTGTCCACTGCGCTGCCGATGACAGCGGATTTCTTTTTTCCCGGGTAAGGAATACAGGTCGGTTTTCATGACTGAGGTGTTTGAGCTCACCTACCACGGTGGGGGAGGATTCACCTATTCTGAGGTTTGGAACATGGACGTCCCAAAGAGGAAGTTCAATCTGCGTAAAATTAATGAATATCTTGAAAAGGTTGAAGAATTAAAGAATAAGAACCAACAGAAGGTCACAGAAAACACCGATCCCAAGTCAATAAAGTTGCCAGATTTTGTAAAAACAAATCAGGAAAAGCCTGCGTTTGTTTCTAAAGTAAAATCCAGAAAGTAAATATTTATCTGTAGGATAATATTGATAAATGGCTAACGAAAATCAAAATACTGGTCCAGGTCTAAATCAACCTCAAGGTTCTACGCAGACACAAAAGTCTGCTCAAGAACTTAAGGATTCTTTAAAAGAAATACTTAAGCTACAAGGTGATTATAGAGATATAGTAAAAGACTCTATAAAAGAATTACAAGCCACTTTAAAAAATTACGATAAAATGGAAGCAAAATTAGCTTCCATAAATAAGTCTGCTATAAACATAAAAGAAGTAGAAGCTCAAATAAAGACTACAACAGAAAAATCTTTTACAAACACAAAAAAGCTAGCAGATTTAGAAAAAGAAATTTCAGAAACTCAAAAAAATAGGGGTTTAGATTTTAACAAAGCAATAGAGAAGCAACAAAAATTACAAAAAGAACTAAATGAAAATATTGCTTTAGGTTATACAGATATAGCAAGAGCAAAACAAAATGAACTTAACGCTTTAGAATCATTTATAGAGCGTGAAAAAGAAGACATAGGTTTAAAAGCTCTAGAATACGCCCAAGCAAAAAAGACTGAAGAGCTCAACCAAGAGATCTTAACCCGTTTAGAAAAACAACGAATTGAAGAGAAAAGAATAAACGATAGTATAGGTGTAAGTGGATATTTAGCAAAAACTTTTGCAGATAAATTAGGCATAGGAAATAAGTTCTATGAAAAGATAGTAGAAAGATCTAGAGATGCTAATAAAGAATTAACGCTTTCTGAAAAAGCTACCATTCTTTGGGGAAGCGCTATGGACTCTTTATATGAATATGTAGATAAATTAAAAAAAGATCCTGCGGCTATTGCAGCAGGAATAATTGGAATTTATAAAGCAGCTCAAGCTGGATTAACTAAGTTAGGAGATGTAGCTAGAAGTGCCGCAACAGGAATTTCTGATTTTATGTCAATGACAGGAGATCAAGTAATCTCTAAATTAGGAAAAGGAGTTTCAGATTTAGTTTCTAAGATACCTTTTGTTGGGGGACTTTTATCAGGTCTTGTAGATGGATTCACGACTATTTTGAATCTTTCTTTACAAGAAGACGATAAGATCACTAAAATAGGTCGAGAACTAGGAGTTTCAAGAACGGAAGCGGGTAAAATAAGCGAACAATTCAATAGAATTGCAAATAATTCTGGAAAGGCTTTAATAAGTTCTAGAGGTTTGTTAGAATCTCAAAAAGAATTATCTAATGAATTAGGAGTTACAAACGTTCTTAGTGGTGAAATATTAACCACGAATATAGAGTTAGGAAAGTTAGCAGGATTAGATGCTAAAACCAGAGCATCTATAGCGCAATCCAGTATTATAACTGGACAATCCTCTAAGGCTATAACAGAATCTGTTTTAGGTCAAGTAGGAGCTCTAAAAGCCGCAACAGGAATAAGCTTCAATTATCAAAAAATTCTAGCAGAAGCTTCTTCACTAGGCGGGGTTTTAGGTTTACAGTTTGCTAAATATCCAGAAAAGTTAACTAAAGCGTTAGTCACAACTAAGTCTTTAGGTTTAGAACTTTCTAAACTGGATTCTATGGCTGATTCTTTCTTAGATTTTGAATCATCAATATCAAAAGAATTTGAAGCACAACTTTTAACTGGTAAAGACATTAATCTTGCTAAAGCTCGTGAAGCATTTCTAAATAACGACCTTGCTACAGCCGCACAAGAAATAACAAAACAAGTAGGCACTGCTTCTGAGTTCCTAAATATGAATCGTATCCAGCAAGACGCAATAGCTGGTGCGATGGGCATGTCTAAAAATGAAATGGCTGATATGCTTAAACAGCAAGAAATGCTTACTAAATTAGGAGCTAAAGATCTTAAAGACGCTCAAGCAAAGGTTGAGGCAATGAAAGCTGAAGGTAAAACTAGAGAGGAAATCGTAAAAAAGATCGGGGAAGAAGCCTACATAAACATGACAAATGCTTCTACTCAGGAGAAGATAGCAGGTTTTTTAGATAAAATACAATCAGCTGTTGCCACATTCCTATCTAGCTCTCCTATAGTTGGATTGATAGATAAAGCTATGGAGTTCCTAAGCAAACCAGAAAACATAACTGCTATAGTAGTTAAAATACAAAGTGTGTTTGCAACTCTATTTGATATAATGGGATCTGTAGCTGCTGGTATAATGGAATTGGCTAATCTACTTCCAGGAGTAGACATAGACGAAAGTATAATTGAGTCAGCAAAATCAGGCGGAGATTATATTAGAGGTTTAGATTTAGCAGGTCCTATCACAGTTTCAGGCAATGCAGCTAAAAATTCAGCTGGATCTAATTATGGTACGCAATCAGGTACTACAAGTAATTCAATGATGCCTGCAAAGCAGGATATCTATTTTCATCATACTACAAATGTTCAACAAGAGGGAAGCACTACTACAGTTAGTGATGACACAAAATTTACAGGACCGAATATGTTGCCTCCAAAAGTGAAAAACCCATAAAAATAAAATGCCATTCTTAAATATCACATCAAACTTTAGAAATCTAAAATTTAATAGTGGCAGGAGGTATATTCCAACAACTACACCTAGCTTTACTACTGTTTTAGATTTACAAAGTACTCTTACAACTTTACAATTTGGTAACGACAGACCAGGATACGGATCATCAGGTCTTCCTTATATACAAACACAGATACCAGACGAACCAGGTTCTCCAGGTTTATATAAGCCTATATTTAGACCTGGTAGTACAGGAAATCCTGACTATCCTATAAGAGGTGGAGATATAGATTTTCAAGTTGGACAGGAGACTTTTACTCTTTCTAACAAAATAGATTCTATAAGAATTCAAAAGTTTTTTAAAGATGCTCCTAGAGGGCTTTCTTTTATTAATAAGCAAATAGGTCTACAATTGACTAATCCTAAAATAGAAACTGGAAATGTGCTATTTGGATTAGGACAAGGCGCACCTTTTCCTGGTATTTTAGAAAATACTAGAGTTTATAATCAAGGTCGTAATACTTTAGCCCAAGTTAGAGTCGCTGGCACTGGTGGCCATGCCCTACGTCACGGCCTTGTGCCTTTTGCTGCTTATCAAAAGCATTATTATGCTATGGTAAATGAGCAAAATGTTAATAATGAAAAAGGCACTAATAGACTTGTAAATCTTAATGCGCTTAAGATGACAACGTCTGTTTCACCATTTGTCAATTCAGAAAATGTCTTAGATATAAATCTAGTTAATACTTTAGGAATCTCTTTAAATAGAAACTTATTATTTCAGTATTTAGGTGGTCCAGGTTCAACTTACGGTATAGGATCTACCAGTATTAAAAGAGTGGTTGATACTACTCAATTAGGCAAAACAATAAAGCCTTTAGCTGGTAGAAATGCTATGGTTTATGATAAAATAAAAGCACAAACTATAAATAATATTACAGACGGTCAGGCAACTACAAATATACAAGATTTTAGAAATCAATTACCAAATTTAAAAGGCAAATATACTCCTTGGATATCTGGTAGTGTAGATCATAGAATAGATAGTAGATTTTTTGTTGCTGTTGGAGATTACAAAGATAAATTAAATCTTCTTAAACCTTTTCTTTTTAATAATAGTGAAGCTCCTTGGGAAATTAATAAAACAGAATCAGACGATCTCATAAAATTTGTATTTGAAGCAATAAGTAATGATAATCCTAATCAATCTATAGCTATATTTTTTAGAGCGTTTTTAACAGCTGGAATAACAGATAACAATTCAGCTAAATTAAATTCAGTTAATTATGCTGGTAGAGGAGAAACATTCTATACTTACCAAGGATTTGATAGAAGCATATCATTTAGCTTTAGAATTGCAGCAGGATCTAAAGATGAACTTAAACCAATATATAATAGATTAAATACTTTAGTAAGCCAGGTTTATCCAGATTATGGACCTCAATCAGGATTTATGAGAGCGCCAATTGTTAGAGTCACTATAGGTGATTATTTGTATAGAATGCCAGGATTTTTAGAAAATGTAAATATAACTGTGGATAATGGAACTCCTTGGGAAATTAACTTAGATGGAGATCAGGCTCAATTACCACAAGTGATAGACGTGTCAGTTTCATTTAGACCTATACTTGATGAATTACCTAGAAGAGCAAAAATTAGCAGTGAATTGTCAGTAGATAGTGATCAATTTAGCACCACGTTTACTACTATTACAACAAAAGATAATCCACAACTTATAGCTAATAATAATAGTGTTATAGATCCATCAGGCGAAGTTAGTAGAACTCAAAATTCTGTATTTAAGGATCCAACTTTAACCGCACCTTCTATCAACAGTAGAATTAGAGCCACACAAGCTGAAATCGCAAAACAATCGCAAGCGGATAGAATTAGAGAGGAAGAACTTAATAATGCAGATAAAGTACGAGGAACCACACTATCTGAAATAATACTAGGACCAAGATACAAAGGAAGATAAATGAATTACCGATATCAAAATATTGACATTATAAAACAGTCTAGCACTGGAGAACAGTATTATGTGAATAATATCTATCCTGAAATCCCTTTTTCACCAGATGATAGCTACGTGATAGCAGTATTAGGTGATAGATTAGATCTATTAGCTTTAGATTTTTATAGCGATGTCACATTCTGGTGGGTAATTGCCAGCGCAAACTCCCTACCAGGGGATTCTCTGTATTTAGAACCTGGTGCTCAAATAAGAATACCAGCTAATCTTCCAGGAGTAATTAATAGTTATAAAGTAGAAAACATTACAAGATAATCATGCCATTAGATAATAAAATATCGAATATTCTAGGTGTTAGAATACCTGAATGGCTTTATCAGCAGTTACAAACTAGATCTAGTCAAAATTCTCAAGGATATAGAGACAATAATAATTTAGTTTATTTAGCTAATAAAACAGCGTGGGTGAGACTAGTTTCTTCTATAAACATAACTGATCCTAGAGATAGGGACTATTTTAGAAATTTAGGAGCAGATGTAACTGCTGATGAAAATAGTTTAGCACAGCAGTTCACTCTCTTTGGAGGAACCACGGTATATTTAAACAATAAAAATAATTTAAGAGCAGGATTAGGCAAAGGAGGGTCTTATGGTCTTTTAGGAGACACAGAAATCCAAAAGTATGGATACAGACCAATGCCAGGTATTACTAATGTTACAATTGAAACAAAAGGCCGTTTAGGATCTGTTAGGGAGGCCGTAGTTAACTTTAAATGTTTTGATAAAGATCAATTAGATATTATTGATGCCCTATACTTCAAGTTAGGATACTCTATGTTCTTAGAATGGGGACACACATACTATTATCCTAGTCCAGGAACTATTGCAAATCCATCCAAATATGATCCTACTAAAGTTAGATCAACAGAATTTTACACGATAAATCCTTTTGAAGCCAATCTGACAAAGGAAGAAATCTTAAGAAGAATATCGCAGAACTCTAGGGACTCAGAAGGTAATTACGATGCCATGTTAGGTATTGTAACTAATTTTAATTTTTCTTTTAATCAAGATGGGGCTTATGATTGTACTCTAAGAATAGCTGCTTTAGGTAGTCTAGGAGACTCAATAAAAATAAATAATCCTAGCAATTTACCTGATGTTTTAAAGGGCACAATTAAAAAATATAATAGTGTTTTAGAAGAAATAGCTAGAGCAAAAGCAGCTAAACAAGATCAAGAAACAAAAAAACAATTATTAAGACAACAAAACATTACCTATAATTGGAGCAAAACAGATTCTAATGGTATTATACAAGAGGGTAAATTTAAAGGAACTAGTTTCGAATCTTACAAAAAAACATATAATGTAACACCAGAAGAAGAGCAAAGGGCTAAATTATTAGTAGATAATAGAGACAAGGAATTTACCGCTCAACAATTAATAGATAGATATCTCGAGATAGATACTCAAAAAAATGTATATAAGTATAAAGGCACTAGTGAAGAAGCATCTGTAAGCTATCCATCAAACGCTCAGCAAACATTAGAAAATGCTGATATATACATAGGAAGAGATCAGAAGTCTTTATTAATAAGAAGATTAAAAGCATTAATACCAGATAATGTAGGAGATCGTAAAGTTGCTAATATAACTTTAGACACAGAAAGACTTTTAAAAATTATAAATGTAAATTTTTTAAATGAATTATCTCAAGACCAAAATTGGGATGTTCCAGGACAGGTAAATCGTGCAGTAACTTTTGATGAAAATGAAATAGAGCGATTTAATAAAATAAGAGTATATAGAGGACAAGTAAACAATTTTCCTTATCTTTTTTATGTAGATAGAACAACGTATGCAAAAACAACAAAAAAATCCGTAATTGAGGAAGATCAGTTAATTCGTATAGATACAAAAACTTTTGCTGACGAATTTTTAAATTATTTAAAATCTAATAATACTCTTAAACTTTCTTCTATTCAATTAGATATATTTGATGCAGATAGAGGAATATCAGGAATAGGTCAAAATAATATAACAAATGAAGAACTACAAAAAGGAAATCCTTGGTCATTTACTGTAAAATTTAATATTACTATAACAAAACCAGCAAAAGTATTTCAAGAAGTTACAAATAATGTTGGAAGAGTTGTAGGAACCAAAATAATAACAGAAGACGCTACTTATAAAATACCTGTAACTTTTAAATTTACAGACACCAGCTTAATTCGTAGTGTTAGTATTGATAAAGTAACACAACCAATAGATTATTTAGATTATGAAAAAAATCTAAAAGATCAAGATACAGGACAATCTGAAGAAAATCAAGCTTCTCCACAAGATGCTAATTCAGAACAAACTGAATCCCCTCTATCTAACCTTTCATCTCTTGAGTTAATTTTAAGAACAATACAAGTCCATTCTTTATCAGAAGCTATAAGAAAATCTGGTTTTGATTTAGAAATAGGAAGACAAGTTCAACCTATTCCTCTTGTCGGAGAAGACGGAAATACTGAATTTATAAATCAAATATTTTCAAATGGAGTATTTACTCCATTTATAAATGAACTAATATCTGGCAATATACCAGATACAGAATATGATAATATAAATAATACTAACTCAGATTATAGATTTAAAGTTCAATCTAAGTACGGATTTGCTACAAATTTAATGGCTAATAGAGAAAAGCTATATGAAAATGCAACAACATTTAATTTACGTGGTAGTCAAATAACTTTACCTCAATTAAATTTTTCTCCAGTTAATTATAAAAAACTATTAAAATCTTACGTAGTTCCTTATGATATTAGTCAAGAAATAGAATCAGGAACTCAATTAAACCATCCTGTTTATATTCCATTTGGTACATTATTAATGATTCTTAATCATAGTGCTACTATATATGATGTAAAAAGCGATGGTGAATCACAAAAACCTTTAATCTATATAGATTTTAACCCAAATCACAGCTACTGTCTTAGTAATCCTAATCAATTAAGCACAGATCCTTGGACTTGTTTAATTCCTTTTGAAGGTAAAACTGATGACTATAGAAAACTATTTGATGAGAATATATTAACTGAAGATAAAACAGCAATTGCCCCACTTACTGATAGTGAGCAATCAACGCCTCTATTTGATCCTAGATCTGATGTAGAAGATAGCAGAGATAATTTATCAGGTGCAATTTTACCTTTCAAATACGACGAAGAATCTAGTCCTTATAGAGGTAAAATAATGAACATACTATTGAACATTGATTATTTAATGAACACAATAAAAATGTTCAGTACTAAAAATGATGAAAATAAAGTGTTTCTCAAACCATTTTTAGAGCAGATTATTATAGATATTTCTAAGAGTATAGGAAATTTTAATGTCTTTAGATTGTCATATAATGACGCAGGTAATACTTATCAAATTACTGATGATCAAATAGTTCCGCCTCAAGACAAAGAGGTCATGTTAGAATTAACTGCTGATAATAATGCTACTTTGCCCCTTTTTGGTAAAACAAGCATAGCTAAATCTATTGATATAAAAACAGAAATATCTACTAAACTTAGTAATATGCTAGCTATTTCTGTGAATGCTGAAACAGGATCTAAATCAACTCTTTCTACTAATGGAGATTCATTTGGATTTATAAATACTAATTATGTAGATAGATATATTCAAAATAGAAAAGAACCAAGTCAACAAAAAGATAAAGAGACACCATCAGATGGACTTAAAAACACGGCTATACAATTTAACTCCGCTATAGAATCTTTTTATAATTCCATAGCCCCGTCTCAGCAATATGTAGGAATGGCTACTAATTATTTTATAAATAAAATTACTAAAATAAAAGGTAACGAACCACCTACTAGAGCATCAGCAATGATTCCTGTTTCTGTAAATTTCACTACAGATGGAATATCCGGGTTTAATATGGGACATGCTTTCACTTTACCTAATGAATTAATTCCTTATACTTATAGCTCTAGAATTTTTAGCGGAGAAAAAGATCATATTAATAGAGTAGGATTTGTTGTGGTTGGTCTTTCTCATACTATAGAAAATAATAGTTGGAATACAGCCGTTAAAGCTAATATGATTTTTTTAAAAGATAGATCAATGTTTAATCTTGAAAAAGATAAAGAGTATAAAAGACAGGAAGCCGGGCGATTTGGTGGCGAACTTAATGGATCTTTATATCATGGTGAAGTAACAGATCTAAATAAAGCTAGTAGAATACCGAGAAATGTTAATAAATCAAAATCAGCTACAGCTAATTCAACATCAAATTTTCTTTTTGGATCTAGTAAGCCTTCAATAAATAGTACTATAAAAACCAAAGCTCATGGAGCTAGAGAAGCTAATCAAGTTGGTCAATGGCAAAGTTCAAATGCTTGGGATTTATTTGTAGATAAGTATACTCCTATATATGCTATATTTGATGGAACTATTAATAATATTAATTATTTAGAACAAGGAAACTTTATTTGGGGATACAGATTTACATTAATTGGAAATGGTAACAGTGCTTGGTACACACATCTTGATAGAGTCGTAGTAAGTAATGGAGCTAAAGTTAAAAGAGGTGATTTATTGGGATTTGTTGGTGAACCTCCTAGACCAGATTTTGAATGGCCAATTCACTTACATATAGCATTGGAACAAGGTAATTTGAGTGATTATTTAGGATCAGGAGGACAATTTGTATAAATTATGTTAAGATATTATCCAGCTTCTAAAATTTTAACGAATCAAAAAACTAGCGGTGCAGAGTTTTTAAATTCTAATGGTAGAGTTTACTCAGGAAAATACTATTTAACTTTTGATGGAAAAGCATTTTCAGGTCCTTCACCAGAAGTTGGTCCTAGTGAACCTTTGCAAAAAATAAATGAATATCCCTCTTCTCCTATTTTAGGATCTTTAAATATTACTGAACAACAAAAGAAAGAACTAGCTATAAAAACAAATGTATCACCTAATAGGACATTAGGAAAACCTGTTTCTTATTATCCTCAACCTATAGAGAGTGACTACAAAAGAGGGTACATTATAAGATATTTCACAAAGAAAAATAATGATACTTTTGTTATAGAAATATCTGAAGAAGAGTACAATAATATTGTAGATGGTACAGCAAATTACGATATTAGAATTTATCAAACTCAAAAAATACTTTGGAAAATAACAGGACCTCTAAACTCTCAAAGGCAATCACAATATAATGTCATCCCAGGCATTATTGATACTAACAAAAGACTAGTTGAAACTGCAAATAAAACATTTTTAGGCATACTAGACTACATAGGTGGTGACTACGCAAAATTTGCTAGACCTACTGCGTAAATAAATTTTCTAAATGCTGCAATAAAGGTTATAATTGTTTAACAAAGGTTATGTATTTTATAATAGAAAATCAAGATCAATTATCTAGATTAGAGTCGTCTGATGAAGCATTCATCCAGATCGTGACTTCTAATGATCATTTCCATCCTAAGCTTACTAGGCCTTCTCTTATCTATTACAACAACAGTAAGAAAGGCTATGTGTTTGTCATCAACCACTCAGAAGGATTCTCACTAGACATCAAGTTAGTAGAGCAATTCCTCAGTTCACACAAGAAACTTTATCTACTCGACAAAAAGCTGCATTCTTACTTCTTAAATCTGCCTCAAGCTATTGATGTACAGTTTATCTGTCTAGACAAGAACAACGAGTATAATCCATTTGAGTGTAACACACCTGCACATAGAGATTTCTATTTGAGGTATCCTACGATGCCTAACCTCAACGAGATCATACCGATAGCTAAACACTACGAGAAATGCCAGTGTTTATATGAGCTGGTAAAAGACTACTTTGATCTTGAGATGGATATCGAGCTACAAGACAAATTAGTAGAAGCCTATAAAAAAGTGGAAGAGACAGGCATAAAAGTAGACCTCAGCTGCTTTAACAAGAAGTTTGAGTTCACTCACACAGCGTACTCACTATTAGGCAGCACGGTCTATTCCTACTACAATCTTTATAATCTCACAGCTAGACCGACGAACTCATTTAATGGCGTGAACTTCCTGGCTATACCTAAGGATAAGAAGTTCAGGAAGTGCTTTGTGGCTGCAAACGACTACCTGGTTGAGTTTGATTTTGAAGCCTATCACCTAAGACTAATCGCTAATCTTATCGGTTTTGAGTTGCCTAATGAGTCCATGCACCACTATCTAGGCAAAAGATATTTTGGTGTGGAGGAATTGACTGATGAACAATATAAAGAATCAAAGGCCATCACATTCAAGCAGCTCTACGGCGGCATAGAAAAGCAGTACGAGGACATTGACTTCTTCCAGTCCTTAGGCCAGTTCATTGACAAGGAGTGGAAAAAGTACAACACGCATAAAGCCCTGATTCTGCCGACAGGCCGCATTCTAAAGAAGCTGCCTGGCATGAACAAACTAAAAGTGTTCAATTATATTATTCAGAACCTAGAAACCAAAGAGAACATCTATAAAATCCTAGAGATCAACAAACTTCTAAGTGACAAGAAGACCAAGTTGATTCTGATAACATACGACTCATTCCTGTTTGATTTTCACCAAGAGGATGGCAAACCCCTATTAAAAAAGATCAAGGAGATCCTAGAAAGCGGTGGTATGTCAGTGAAGCACAAGTGGGGTCCTAACTATGCTTTCTAGTCAATTTTCACATATTTATTAATAGTAAAAATGGTTACAACTGAACTAAAATTAATTGAACTTACAAAAGAATCAATGGCAAATAAATTGTTCTGCACTTTTTCTCAGAAGGACAAGCTAGAGGAAACTCTATCTGAGATCACAGGGCAGTATACGATATTGTACAAAAAGATATTCGTTCTCGAATCCAAAGAGTCAAACGAATTCCTGTGCACATATAATATTGAAATAGAAGGAGGACCCACTAAAATCCTGCCTAACACTATTCTACTTCACAGAAAGAAGGAATCAAACACTCTCTACACAATCAACGCTCTTAATACCCTGATCAAGCAATTGAACGAAGGCGTACTAGACACGAGCTTTGCAATTAACTGGCAAGACTATAAAAATTGTGTCCTGCTCACTCAAGGTGAGGGACTAAAAAGAATAAACACTGCTATCCATAAGATAGTTAATGTGTAACTAGAAAGATAGATTTTTTATCTTCTTTCCTATTTCTTATTATTGTTGTAAACAACGTTAGTTATGGATATATCCGCAATCAAACAAAAACTGTCGGCCCTGCAAAATCCACGTGGGGGACAAAAGAAGGATCTTAGCCAAACAATTTGGCGTCCTTCCGTGGGGAAGCACTCTGTTCGTATTGTGCCTTCTGTGTTTAACAAACAAAATCCTTTTAAGGAGATCTTTATGCACTACGGCATCAACAACCGTACGATGACCTCTCCCAGTAACTTTGGTGAGAAGGATCCTATCGTCGAGTTTGCACAAGGCCTGCGTAAGTCTTCTAATCGTGATGACTGGCAACTGGCTAAGAAGCTAGAGCCAAAGATGAGGATCTTCGCACCTGTTATCGTACGTGGTGAAGAAGATAAAGGCGTTCGCCTCTGGGAATTTGGTAAGCAGGTCTATATGGACTTGTTGAAGTTCGCCGAGGACGAGGACATCGGAGATTTCACTGATCCTATCACAGGCCGTGATATCACCGTTGAAACCGCCGGTAAAGAAACGACTGGTCTGATGTACAACACCTCAACTGTGCGTGTGAGGACCAAGTCAACTCCGCTATCAAATGATGCGGATAAAGTTAAACAGTGGTTGGAGCAGCAGCCTGATCCACTCGCTCAGTTCAAGAAGTATTCTTATGACGAGATGAAAGAAGCTCTGCTTAAGCACCTGAATCCTGAGGAGGAGTTGAAGGAAGAAGCTGATCCAGTTGCTACTAAGCAGCCAGAGACCCAGGCTTTCACGCTCAATACGAGCAAAGCTAGTGTCGATTCCACAATCGACGATCTGTTTAACATCTAAACAAAAGGCCCCCGAAAGGGGGCTTTTTTAACCCTTTAATCATGGCAAAAAAAGAATCATTAAATAGCACTATATCAAGTGCAATCAAAGGCGGAGTGGACTTAGAGAAGTTCA